CCGGTTTGTTTAACCGACTCCGGTCCGCAGTCATCTTGCTTTTTATATAAATAGGTTGAGCGAGTGAGCGACTAATGGCCTAAACAATGTTAATAGGCCATTGTCGCTCTTATTAAAATGCCCCCTCCCAAACGCACAAACGGTCAACGATTCTTTCTGACGTACTCTCAAGCAAACAACATCGATATCGACGAACTCGCTGACTTCATCGCCGCTACCGCACCGTGTTGGCTCGAAATCGTACAAGAAAATCACCAAGTCGAGGGCATCCACTATCACGTCGTCGTTGTCTACGATGATCGATTCCAACAACCACTCACAGTCTGGGACTACGACGGATGTCACCCAAATATCGCCGCCATCCGAAACGCTACCGTCCAGCTCACCAATTATCGCCACTACATTAGGAAGGGGGCGGAGCGGTCTGAAGAGGACCAACACACTATCAAGGACCACAAGCTCAAAGCGTGCGACTACATCATTGAGCCCGATACAAGAGGCGACGTCCCACCCTACGTTGCGACGACAGGACGCCTCGATTGGGGAGGAATTCTCAAGACCGCGGAGTCCAAAGAGCAGTTTCTCGACCTCGTCAGACTCCACCAGCCTAAAGAGTGGGTCCTCCGCAACGACAGTATCAACAAATACGCCGAAGCGTACTTCAAACCGCCGCGTGCCGCAGAAAAAGTCTATGACCCAGCTAGCTTCAGCGTTCCTGCCGAGCTGGATGCCTGGTGTGCAGAAGTCTTCAGTGAGGTTAGTTTTATTCCGGCTCGTTCACACGAACCTCCCTTGGTTTAATTGATTCTGATTTAGTTTAATTATTTAGCCGAAGCCGGACCGTCCGAAAACCTTACTCCTCGTTGGCCCGACAGAGTGTGGTAAATCGGTGTGGGCAAGGTCACTCGGCCGTCACAGTTACATGTGCGGCCTGTGGAGATCAGATAGCTTCGACGACACCGTCGATTACCTTGTATTAGATGATTTGGACTTTGACTTTTTCCATGGGATGCGGAAGGCTATTTGGGGTGCGCAACGGGAGTTTACGCACACGGATAAGTGGCGGAAAGGGGTAGCTTATTGGGGAAAACCATGCATCTGGATTTGCAATCCGGAAAAGAATCCCTTTACAGCTAGAGACTCTAAAGGGAATTTCGTTATGGCAGATGCTGAACGTGCATGGTATAGAGCAAGATGTGTTGAAGTAGTAATAGAAAATAAATTGTATATTGAATAAATATTTTTCGCTTGTGCGCCTGCCGGCGGCCTCAAAATAATCTATCCTAGTAGCCCGTTATGCCCGTCTCCGACACACTAGGGCCCGCCGCACGGGTACAACCCGCGGCTCCCTACTTCGTAGGGACCCTAGGGGTCCTTAAAGTACACGGTGCTTTGTACATATCCAGTAAATTGAGTATCAAGCGCAGTAAATGACGGCGCGAGACACTCTAACACCCAATAAATCTGATCCTCCTTCGCTACGCCAAAGAAGGTGTTCAGGGCTGTTGACTCCTCCGCAGCGCTTGTCAGCTTGCGACGGATGGGGATATAGTACTTCTTGTGAATATTACTTGCACCAATCGATGATTGGTTCACGGTAAAGTGACGTTGGAAACGGATCTTGGTAGATTGCGGGTTCCAACGCGACCACGTAGGCACATTGATGAAATCTCCATCAAATATGCCACTGGCACCGGCGGTAACAGGTAGAGTGGTGTACGGGATAGGATCATCGTACACAGTGAATCTAAACTTAATATCCGGGGTGTTGTTTGGCACCACCGGATAACCCATGAACTCCCACCGGAACCCCCGCATCATTATCTCATTGCCAATGTACGTGTGTTCACTCTTCGTGACGGAGTTGTTCTCACGCGGGATGTGGTTGAAAACCGACCCACGGATCGCGAAGGTCTCACCGCCAATGTACCCGGCCGTGACGAGAAGCGAGTTGATCGTCCAGCTCTGGTCCATGTGCTTGGTCTCCGCAGGTTTGATCGCGATGCGCTCAATAGCCTGCTTCTGGCGCTTGGAAAAGACCTGGCGTTTCTTGCGGTGGTAGCGCGTGCGACCCATGGCATGAAGGGGGAGTTTAATTCTGGGTGGCGACTGTGGCGAGTTTTGTGTAACCCTCGGATCTCGGCTAAACTCGGCCTCGGAGTTCGGAGTTCCGGTTTGTTTAACCGACTCCGGTCCGCAGTCATCTTGCTTTTTATATAAATAGGTTGAGCGAGTGAGCGACTAATGGCCTAAACAATGTTAATAGGCCATTGTCGCTCTTATTAAAATGC